TGCCCCAGGACGCGGGATATGAGGTATCCGCCACGGGAGGCGGTGTTGGGGAGGCGCCGGGCCTCAAGGACTCCACCGGCCGCTGCGACGGCGGCTTGGCGGGGTCTTCATGCTTGGCTGACTGCACCATCAGCCCGATCTTCGCGGCGCGAGCTTCCTTCTCCTCGAACGTGCCGTCGCCGATGAACTCGAGATAGTCCTCGGTGATGCCGTAGCGGGCTTGAAGTAGCTCGGTGTCCCGGACAGCGAGTTGCTGTGCGAGAGCTTCCCTGTCGGCGCGCTCACGTTCGAGCTCCGACATCTTCTCCCGCGCCGCCTGGTCTGCGGCTTGGACTTTCGGCTCCTGGGCCTTGAGTCGTTCGCGCAGGTTCTTCGCTTCGCGGTTCGCCTTGTCGAGTTTCTTGCGAGCCCATTCGGGGAGTTCGTCCTCCGGGGACGGTTCCGGTTCGGGCTGTTGCTGCGGATCGACCTCGGTCGGTTCCGGTTCCACAGTGGGTTCCGGCTGCTGCTCGACAGGATCAGGTGCAGTCATCGTTTCTTTCGCCTCCGGGGCTTGGGTTTCCCGCCACCTGGGCGAGATTTGTTCTCTTCGCGGAGTGCGTCGAGAAGTTCTTGGTGGGTGAGGCCGTCTCGGTCTGCCCGATACAGTTGCCGGCGCAGAGCGTTTACGGCGTGGCGACCTGAGTGGCCTTTCGTGGCTTCACGCCACAGGTCTTCGAGGAGTTCGTGCTGTTCGCGGCCTGGCCAGTCCTCGCCCTTGCGGACGAGTACGGCTTTGCAGTCGCAGTGGTCGTGGTAGGTTTCGCCGGCCCGCCGCTTGCCTCGTTTCCCCGAGGCGAACAGCGCGCTGTTTTCGCTGCGGTAGTCCGGACCGCGGGACGCCAGCATGGTGCACCAGGCGCAGTTCTCGGCGCCGGACAGCACCCGCGCCCAGCCGACCCGCGAGTCTTCCTTCTCCGCGGTGTCGACGACCGCGTCACGGCCGGCAGCGTGTGCGTGGCGCGCCAGCCGGGCGCCCATGTTGTCCACCACCCGCACACGTGGTGTCTTTCGGGCGCCACCCTCAACGATCCGCACTCGAGGTTTCTCGCGCACCGGTTCAGGGATCTCGTCAGGCAGGTCGTCGAGCTCGTCGGCAACGTCGTCGAGTTGGTCGTCCAGGTCGCTGAGATCCACGGTGTCGAGGACGTCGTCGTCGCCGAACAGGTCATCGCTGTCCGGTACGTCATCGATGACATCGGCGATGGTCTGCTCGAGCGCTTCGATCGGGTACGGCCGCAACGGCGCCGGCACCACATCCGGCAACTGCGTCCGCATCGACCGCGCCGCCAACACGTACGACTGGCGTCGTGCCCGGTCGAGCCGCGGATACATGACCCGCGCGACCGCTCTCCGCTCCGCCGGGTTTGCCGGGACACCCATCCGGCGGATCACCTGGGCGGCCAACTGAGCCATCTGACGCGTAATCAACCCCTGCGCGTACAGGTACCCGGCGAGGGACAGGTCAGGCGTCGGGCTCGTCATCGCCCGAGCTCATCCGGGGCCGAAGCTCCGGCGGCATCTGATTCAGCGGGTCAGTCTCCTCGCGGAGCTTCTTCGCCCGCTCCACCCACGACCGCGTCTTGCCTGGGATGTCCTCCCACAACAACTCATCCGGCACACCCAGCATCTCGCCGAGCTTCCCCAGACCGTCGACCGTCGCGGCGAACGCCTTCGCGGACATCTCACGCCACTTCACCTCGGAACCGAAGTCCGCAGCACCCTCAGCATCACCCGAAATATGCGCCGCCAACCGGAACGCCTGCTCATGAGCCTCACCCAGAGAAGTGGTGATCTCCCCGGACTTGCGTTCCTTCGCCGTCTCCAACGCCGCCAGCGTGGATTCGGAGATATTCGAGATCCCATCCATCCCCATGGCGTGCGGCGGCAACTGCGACAGCGCCGACATGTCCATCACCGCGGACTTCTTCGACTCGATGTAGCGGGTCAGGTCGGTCTCGTTGAGCTCCCCAACCTTCACGGTGTCGTCGGCGAACGTCCACGTGTTGTTGACCGACATCTTCAGTGCGTCCTGCTCGGACTTGGGAACCCACCCGATGATGTACCGCTGCTTGAACGCCGCGAAGTACTGGGCGACCAGCATCCCCCACGTCGTCTCATTGATGCGGGACTGCAACACCAGCAGTGGTTCGATGATGCCCAGCTGCTCCTCACCGTCGAGCATCACCTTGTCGCGGTACCGCACGATCGGGCACACGCCGACACCGTGCGCGCGGGACTCGATGTAGTCGAAATTCCCGGCCTGCAGATACGTTTGGTCACGCCACCCGAGCGACGAATGGGGCTGCGACTTCACACCGATGAAGTGGACGTCCTTCTCGTCGTACAGGCGGATGATGTTGCCGTTGATCTCCAGCGCGTGGATCGGCCAGTCGTCGTCGATCGGCCCACCATGGCGCGGGTTCCACACCATGCGTTCCCCGTACACCGCGGTCATGTTCCGCGGCGACGACGGATGCCAGAACACCGTCGACCCGTCCGCGCCGGGAGACATCGCCGGCAGCACCGCCGAATACGCCACCCCATACAGCAAGGCCGCGCGATGCAACCCGGTCTGGCGGGCATTCATCTGATTGCGCTGCCACCACTTCCAAGCCGACGCCGACTCCCGGTCGATCTCGCTACCCGAACCGATCGAGGACAGATAGTTGTCGACCTTCATCACCTGCGAGAACGTGTCCAACACCAGCGGCAGCATGTTCGTCTCAGACCGCACCGCGATACGCTTCATCGTCTCGGTCGCGTCCTGCGGGATCGGCACCGCAGTCACATTCGACTGGAACGGACCCTGCACCGCCATCGCCGGCTCACCACCAGTGAACGGCACCGACGGACGCACAACCCCAGCCAGCACATCGAGGCGCTGAGCCTCAAACGACCGCACCTGCAACAACTCCTGGACGGTGGCGACAGCAGCAGACGCTTTACTCACACACCACCTCCATCAGATCGAAAAGAATTGGGCCTCACCGGTACGTTCCTTGACCTTCACCGTCGCGGTGTAGATGCGCCACATCATTCGGGCACCCACCGCGCACACCGCGAGGTCGATCTTGCGCCGCGACTCTCGATGCTCCTTCGCCAATGTCACACCGAACTTCGACGGCACCCGACGCGCGTTCGCATGGTGCTGCTGCAGGCGCCGATCCTTGTCATGCGGCAGATGACCCTCGGCCACATCGGTGACATACCGTTCGGCGTGCTCCACAAACAGCTTCTGATGCGACGGGGTGCGCATCTCCCACTTCACAGCGTGCGCATTATCCCCAGTCTTCACCGCCGGCAGATCGTACGAACTCCCCCACCGGGACGCCCACGTGTCGATCAAGTTGTCCCAGAACCGTTCACCAGTCTCGTCGTCGCGGGCATCACCTGACGGGTCCGCCCACAACCCTCGAACATCCCAGTAGTCGTGGGCTTCCGCCATCACCCGATCCACCTCGGTGCGGTCGACCACCCACCTGTCGGCGCGTGGGGGGCGTTCCCACACATCGACGGTGAACACGAACCCGTCCGACAGCCTGCAACCCACCAGCCCGGTCGCGTCGTCGGACTTCGAACCGTCGAAGAACAACACCACCCGCTCACCCTCGACCGGGTCTTCCTCCACAGCCTGGGCGTCAAACTTCAGCGGCGACACCCACGCATCCGCGGTCGCCGTGATCTGGTTGTACCACTTACGGCGAGACTCACTCGGCGGGTTCGACAGGTTCGCGATCGACTTCACGATCCGACCATCCGGCTCGGTATCCAGCCAGTACGAGTCCCCCGCAATGGACTTCACCACATCCGGGGCCGCCTCCAACGTCAACGGCGCATCAGGTGGCGCCTCAAGACTGTCGTACAGCACACCGATGTCGATGCCGTTCGAGTTCGCGGTCTCCCACGTCTCACGCGCCCGCTGCCCCACCGAATCCTCACCCGGCCGGTACGCATTACACAGATCCAAGATCCGCGCCGAACCGCGCTCCGACTTCGCAGCATTACCCTCGAGCGCGCCAGCCATCTCGTGGCCCTGGTTGCTCGAGTTCCAGTTCTGCGTCTCATTGCGGATGATCTGCGTCGGCCGGCCACCCTCAACAGACAGGTAGTTCGACGTGATCGCCTCGATCTGCACCGTGTCGCCCAAACCCCACACATTGAGCCGGCCGATCTGGATGCCGTACCGGTCAATCGTTTCCGGCTTGAATAGCGACGGAAACAGCTTCATCGTGTTCTGTGTTTGCTGCTGCGACACCGCGATCAGCTGCACCCACGCCGCCGGGTCCTCCACCCCAACCGGAACATCACCGTCCCAGTGGTCGAACTTGATCGGCGCGAAACACGCACCCGCACCCACCGTCGCAGCGACAGGGTCCTTACCGTGCCCCTTCAACCGCTGCAGAACAGCAGACTCGAACGGATGCCGACCCGACTCGGTGACCGCGTAGTACCAGAGCAGGAACCGGGCTTGCTCCATCGTGAACTGCCAGTCCTGGCCGTTCTTGTCCTTCAGCCACACCCCACACCACGCGAGGAACCGCCAACCCAGAGAAGCCTCCGGAAGAATCCATCCGTCATCGTCCCACTGCCACGTCGGACCAATCCGGATCGGCTCCCACACAAGACCAGTCGGAGGCGGCGTCCGCGCCAACTCCAACCGATACCAGGACTCGATCTCCCGATAGTCGGCCTCGAAGTCATGCACAACCGCCGAACGGGCGGTCGCCATTAGCCGGCCCGCTTACTCCAACGCGCATTCGCCGCGGCCCGAGCCTTCGTCGACCGGGCCTCCGCAGAATCCGCCTCATCCGGCAACCGCAACTGCTTCAGCAACGACGCCAACGCCATACGGTGCTGCCGCTGCTCAGAGATCAACGGGTTGATCACCAGCTGACCCTGCGAACCCGTCACCAACCGCGACTGACCCCGCATCGCCTCAGCCAAATCATCGACCAGATCAGCCTCAGCACACGCATCCAACAACACACGATCCTCATCCGGGCGCAGATCCCACTTCTCCGCAATCCCCCGATACAACCGCGCCCCAGCATCTCCCAACGACGCCGGCACATCCACAGGCTTCTTCGACATCAGACCTCCAGGGTCATTCATCTTCAACGAACCGCCAGGGTCCGAAACGGGCAGGATCGAGCACGCAGGACCAGAG